TTGCTTATACTGAGTCTGTGAACGTACAGCCATTTGCTCGCATAATACGAACGCGTCTTTGTGCATTAATAGACCTGCTTTAACACCAGACTCCATTACAGGAGCGTTGGTAGAAACATAGATGTCTACACCGTATAACGTACCGATTTGACCATTCTGTACCGAACGACCATCTACGAAGTCCGCAGAGTTATAACGGTCAATACCACGGATTTCATTAACAGCCGATGGTGGGATTACTAAGCAACGTCCGTCCATAGGAACGTTTTGGTCGTCTAGCTTCTGGATAAGGTCACGGAAACCTTTATCGTTGAACTCGCCGATGTCAGCAGTACCGTCTGCATCATAAGCTTCTGCCGCACCAGTAGAGCTGTTGAACTGGTAAGATGCGCTGTGTACCCATGAAGAACCGTCACCGTCGCCTAAAGACTTACCAAGAGCAAACAAGTCGTTGTCTACTTTTAAGCCTAATGCATAACCTGCGTCGTCTGTGTAGAAGCGACGTAATGAATCAAACGCTTGAACATCAGTGATGTCTTCGATTAAACGTGAGTATTCAAAGTGCTTGTCGATAGTGATGATTAATTCATCGTTAGTGTTCTGTTGGATAGTAACAGTGTCTGCCGCTGTTTTCTCAGCCGCAACGCCACGAGTAGGCTTAGGGATGTGCATAGTGTCACCCTTCTTGCCAGTCATAGGCATCTTCTGTACTAAGTTCGCTAATACAAGAGATTTCTTATATGCCGCGATTACTTCGTCAGACCACAACTCAGGGATAAAGTGAGTTGCATTTGCTTTAGTAACTGTGTTACTGGTGCTAGGAGTTAAGTTAGCCATTTTAATTACCTTTTAAAAATTTAAGTTATTTAACACGACCTTCCGCATACGCTTGCCTTATTTCTGAGGCCATTGATTGATAACGTGCGGGGTCCTTTGTCATTAGTTCTACAATATCTGAACGTCTATAGATTTTACGAGATGGACGCTCCGTACTGCCTTTAGCGCTACCTGTAGAGCCGCTACGAACTGCGCGTTTGCGTGAGATGCGTTCGTTCTTCTCTGCATCCTTAACAATGCTCTGACGTTCTTTCCAGAGTGTCAGTAGTTCATTAGCACTTTCAAAGTCATACTCTACGTCGGCTTTGTGTAAAAGACCTGTACGAATCTTGGAAGACGTAACCCATTCTTTAAACTTATCGTCAGCCACAATTTTCTGATAATCAGGGTGTGCCGCTTTTAAGCTTGAGAGTGCCTCTTGTTTACTAATCTTAGCCATCATCTTTTTCGATTGTTGAACCGAAGGATGTGACTCTAGTAACTGGGAGACAGCCCTCTTGGGGTCCTCAAAGAAGTCTATATCATCTATTTCGTTCTCTTGGGCTTGCTGTTGTTGTGTGATGGTTTGTGATTGTATGAAGTCATCAACGACCTTACGTAATTCACCGACCTCTTGACTCTGTTTACCAAGTAGCTTCTCAGCGTTTTGGTGCATTGCGACAATGTCTTTTATTTCTTTGTCACGATACTTTTCAGGTATATCATCATCAGCCTCGACTTCTCCTCTTTGCTCAGAGACTTCTTCGGAGCCTTGTACGTTTTCCTGATTATCTTCGTCAAAGGATGTAAATTGTGTATCTTCGTTGTAGTCTTCTGATCGACCATCGTTTTCTTGTACCATATTGTAAATCTCCGTACTTAAATAAGTATTGTGGAATTAAAAGTGCTTAAGTCTCTAGCCCGACGAGATTAATTAAGCGTTAAGTTAAAGTCCTTAGTTTGCTTCGGACCCTTCATTCTGTGCATTGTCTAATGCTTGACGAATATAAGGTTCAAAGTTTAGGACCAAGTCTAATACTGACAACTCCCCTTTAGCAAAGTAAAGTTCTTCAGTATTTTTTATCCTTGATATATTATGATATTCACCTCGGGCTTTAAGTTCCTCTTGGAATTGCTTCCAACCTTCAGTGTTAAATAAATCAAAGAAATTATCAAAGTATTTCTGTTCGTCTTGTGTCATTTGTCCCCCTCGGATGACTAACGTTCTTATGTCTCTATTATAACATATTTTGACGTCCTTGTCAAGTGTTTTCTTATGTTATTCTGGACTATCTGTTGGTTGTTCCTGCATAAGGTCCTCTAGACCACCAGGAGCCTCCTGAGGCTTCTTAAGATTAACCTCTGAGTCCTGCTTTTGTTTCTTAAGTGTTAACTCAGCAAGTCTCATGCGCTTCTCGAACTCTTTATCATCAGCGTCTCCCTTGTCCAGGTTAACTGATACAGCCTTGATACGTTGTGTCTCAGCGTTATATTGTTCAACCTGTGACTCCGCAGTGTACTTACCGGCTCTAGCCTGAGCTTCCATAGCTTGTGCTTGGAGTGCTTGTGCAGTCGCTTGTTCCTTAGCCAACGTGAGTTGCGCTTGTTGCTGTTGCATCTGCTGTTGCATTTGTTGCATCTGCTGTTGCTCTGGCGTGGGCTGTTGTGCCTCACGTAACTTAGCAATCATCTCTTCACGTTTAGCTAGGTTCATGTTGTCAACAATAGACTCAATGAGCATCGGGTACATAGGGCTGTCAGCAGGCATAGTCTGTAGTAACTGTACTAACTGAGTAACCTCATATTCACGAGCAATGATACCTAGGCTTGACGTAGGGACAAACTTAAAGTCTTGAGCAGGGTATAACTCTGGGTTGTACTGCATGTAACGCCAAGCTGTCTTTTGGACCATCGGTACCAAGAACATCTCTTGGAAATTAATCAAGGTGCGCTTGTGACGCTTTATAATGGCACCTAGGGACATACTGATACCTGCGGCAGTAGCTTCCCCGTTAACGCCTCCTGAGACGCCTGTGGAGTCCACAGCACCTGTTGACTGTTGGACCATGCGCTCTAGGATTTGACTTTGAGCGAATGTCACTTGACCTACCTGACCGAAGTTAAACGGTTGGATGACTTCCGCAGGGTTACCGTTAGTCAAGAACATCTTACCTGGGCGTACCTCAGGTTTCATGCCTCTAGGAAGCCTTGAGGCGTCCACAGCCATCATAGGATGTATCGTTAGTGCTAAGGCATCAATACGTGCTCTAAGCTCCGCATCGAGGGCTTTTTGACTATTGTAGCCCTTCTCACAGACACCACGACCCCAGAATCTATTAGGGATGACGTCCCAAGGGAAAGACACGATAGGGCGGTCAGACATCATATAAGGGTTTTCCTCGACCTTCATAAGGATACCGTTAGCTAATATAACGACAGCCTCGACGTACTGTGACTCCTTCTCGCCGTCCTCGGTTAAAGGGACAACCTCTTCGTCCTCATCCATGTTTCTATTGATAGCTTCGTTGAATAACTCACGAGGCACTAGACCGTAGTACTTAGTTAGGCGTACTTTGTCTTCCGGCTGATGTGCTAACTCTTTGTCAGCCTCAAGGTCATTGTCCGCATAGGCAATCCCTACTTCCTCGTCATTGTAAACTCCCTGCTCCTGTAGAATCTCTACTTGGTGCGTAGGAACAAAGTGGTCCACAGCCACACCTAGGGCATCGTCCACTGAAGTAGCCACAGGGTCCACTAGGAAGTTCTGAGGCAACACAGGGTTTAACTTGACAACAAAGCGGTCCTGGATGTTAACACCCACGGCCTGCATAGCGCCTTCCATGATAGGCTGAGTAGCCGGACGCATTTCCTTGACTTCCTCAATGACTAACTCTCCGATACCTGTACCGTAGATAGCCGCGTTGAGAATACACTCAGCGACACTCTTACGAGTCTGTGTGAACGAGAAGTCCTCCATGAGCTGTTCTTTAATTTTCTGGATGTCAAGTGGATTTTGGTCCATAGCGTCATCACGTATGTCAAACCACTTGCCTCGTCCAAAGGTAGCTTCCTCGACCTCAGAGACACTGGACTCTACAGCCTGTTGTAACGCAGGTGCAATGAGACGTGAGCGCTCTGACTCCCTGAGAGAGTCTGACTGGTCCCATATACCACGCCATAGACGAAAGTATTCCTCATGTTTTTCTTCATAGTTAGACTCGTAGTGGTCACGCCACTCTTCGCACTTACTGAGTACCCATTCTTCTAGTTTTAATGGGTTGTATTCTATGTCATTCATTTTAATATCCTGATAGTATATCTAAAGGTTCAAAGTCTTCTTCAAGGTCAATAAAGTCTGTATGGTAGGCTACTTTAGCCAACTGGTCTATATAAGCCAAGGAGTCAATTAAGTCATCATGTACTAAGTGATTAGGGAACTGAAAGAGTTGGTCCAGGAACTCATTGTTCCAGTCACCTTTGTTTAACGTAACGTAACCGTTCTCAAAGCGTCCCTGTAGTGCCCAGACAACCCTGTCGGTCTTCTTTTGGTTACCGTGGGTTAGTTCCTCTATTCTAAAGAAACGTGCCCTACGCTTCATAAGGTCCATCAAAGGGGACATAACGGCTTGCTTTGCTATACCCTTTTCTATCCCTACGCTTATAGGTCTGTACTTCTCGACTGCGTTGAATATCTTCTCGGCAGTAGCGTCCAAGGTCCACCTACCATATATAATGTCCTTTACGAACCAACCTTGTTCATTTACTTTGACTACACTAATAGCTGTGCTGTCGAGTCTTTTGTTTTTCTTGGAGGGACTACTGTTGTCCTGGAAGCCTGCTAAATCCACTGCAATATAGTAGTCCCCTATACTTGGCTCCTCAGTGTCAAACTGTACCCAGTCCTCCTTAAATATCTCAGACCCCATAGCTTCAAAGGACGCCATAAATTCCTGACGGAATGCAAAGGATGACATACTCTTCTTAGCTAAGTCAATCTCCTCAGGGTCTAAGGTTTCATTATTGTATGACGTAAAGTGCCACGCCTCGTAACTCTCGTCCTCACCTTTGTCGGCATAGGCATATAGTTCATAAAAGTGGTTACGGCCTTTAGGGGTTCCAATGAACAAGCAGTTACCCTTTTGGTCAGCCAGGGCCGGTCGTAGGATTTCCTCAAACACCGACGGTTTCATATCGGCGTATTCATCGAGTACCAGGAACTTAAGACTAACACCACGCATCGTGTCGGGTCTATCGGCACCCTTGAGGCTTATGACCGCCCCGTTGACCAAAGTAATCTGCATGTTATTAATGTGAGACGCTTTGATAACTGGGTGCGCTAGTTCCGTTAGTAGTGACCACATGATGTCACGGGCCTGACCTTGTGTAGGCGCTACGTAAAAGACATGACCACGGTCAGCCTGTAGGGCGTTCACAATGAGCATCCAGGCCGCTAATCTTGACTTACCACAACGACGACCTGCAGCCACTACTTTGAAGCGTGAGGCGTCCTTCCAGACCTCCTTTTGCCATTCCAACAGTTTAATATCTAGTTGCATTATAGGTCCGCCTCTGACATCAACTTGAATAGCTCAGGACCTCTACGGCCCACCTGAGTGTACCACCGACTATCCTTCATTTCATCAGCCGCCTTTAGGTAATTCTTTTGAGCTATAGCCTGCTTCATTTTGACAAACTTATTTAGCCTTGGATAGCCTAAGTTAAACGACATGTTTACTAGGACTCTTATGACGTCCTGAGGGTGTTCATTGAGGTCACCGAAGATTCTCCGAGCGTCATCTATGGCTATCCTTAAGTCATTCTCAAAGTACTCGTCGATAGCTTCCTTAGACACCCCTTGGCCTACTTTAAGTAAATACTCGGGCTCTGATTGACGTATCAAATGACCTATACCCATAGTCTTATAACCAAGGTGGTCTAGGTAGACATAAGGGACATTACCTTCATGACGTTCTATGTCTTCCTTAATCCTTTGTAGGGTCGTTAATCTCAACTGGTTCAAACTCGGCCTCCACTGGTTCGTTTTGTTCTTTAGACTCGCTATGGGTGCTGATGTCAGCCCCAACACCTGAGATATTAATCTGAATAGCATTACGTGCATTCCCTGAATTGACTTCTTTTTCAAATGCAGACACAGGTAACATACGGTCCATCACAAGCTTCCAAGCGGCCGCCTGGTTCTTATGTTCATTGTCCAAAGCAGCATCCATAATTGTATTTAGGACTTTGACTGACTTAGGTGACGCAAGCATCCGAGCTTTATACTCATTGATAATAGCGGCATCACCCTTAGGACGACCACGGGCAACACGGTTCCCAGGTTTCTTAGCGGCGACAGCAGTTTTAGGAGGACGACCCCTTTTCTTCTTAGGGGGTTCTTGAGTGGCCTGAGGAGTCTCGGGCTCTTTAGAGGTTGACATAATAATATTCCTTAATGATTATCTAAGCAGTCTTAGGTCTTCTTAAGAATTCCTAGGCCGGCCTTGGTATATTCTTTAAAGTAATCATTAAAGTTTATATCTAAGTGCCTAGGTTGTCTTAGGACTATATTATAACATATTTTAGTCTAAAAGTCAAGGTATTTCTCTAGTTTTCTTAAGAATTCTTAATAGATTAGGTCAACCTTTTAATAACTTTTGGTTATACTTAAGTAACTTTTGTAAACTTTTGATATTCCTAGGGTTCTTTTGTTGACTTTTGTTTACTTTTTTATTCCAATTTCACTCTTTTTTGTGTTCGTGAGGCTACTTGACAAAACCCATGATTATCTCCCCGCCCCCGGGGGTCTTTCTAA